TCCCGGCCAAACATTTAAGGCCGGTGATAGACTGATTATGCGCGTTGATAAATTTGGACTGAGCTTGAGGTTGCCAAGTGGTAGGGTGATCTATTGGCAGAAGCCTGAGGTGGTTGAAGAGATGAAACCTTGGGGTGAGACAGGCACAACGGTCAAGGTGATGAGTGTAAATACTTACACACGAAAGTGGGGACTTAACCCATTAATCGGGAGCTCAATATTTCAGAGCGCCACACAAGGGACGGCTCGAGACTTCTTGGCGTTCTCTATGTTGAGCCTAGATAAAGCAGGGTACACCATTGTCAACTCAATCCACGATGAGGTGCTCTTGTTGGTTGACGAGGAGCGTAAAGACGTTGCACTAGAGGACGTGATCAACATCATGACCACACCCCCTAGTTGGGCTCCGGACTTCCCCCTAGCCGCAGAGGGCTGGGTGGGAGACCGATACCGCAAGTAGTTATTTTTTACGTATGACTGCGCCGGCCGGGCCTAGGTTGACTTTATTAACGTCAAACTTAGAGCCTAGGATGTATTTCAAATACTCTTCTAACTCTTGTGGTGAGAAGCCTTTTTGATAAGTATCACGACTGGTGATGATTGATGTCGGCTCAGGGCCCGGACGGCCTTGGGCCTTCATTACATCTTTACCACGTGTTGTTAAAACTCCAAGACCACCTCTATCCATTACTCGACCAATGTCACTAACTGCTTGATCTCGCATCTCTCTTGGCATTACGTTAAGCACGTTGAGGTTAGTCAATTGACCGTATGCATCGCTAGGAATATCAGACGCGTTTGTAAATGTTGGGGACCAGTTTTTAGCAAACGGCTCGAAAGTATCAGCATCTAATACCTTAGCACCTTCACCTAAGCCTGCACCAAAATCCAATGTCTTACCTTGACCACCCATCTCTTTAAGCATGTTGCCAGCTTTTTGATAAGTTGGTAAGGTGCCAATAATCTGAGTACGAGCTGCATTTGCAGCCGGAGGCAAAATAAAATCTTTAACATCTTGGTAGATCTTAGGCGCAGCTTCAACGGCTGATTTAACTAACTTGCCGCCAGCCATGTGTGGGACACTGCCACCATGTTTAAACTTAGAAAATCCTTGATCTAAGATAAGTTGTCTTAACTCTGGCGTAATTTCAATCCCCATCTGCGAGGAAGTTTCAGTATGAGGATACATAGACGGAATGCCATGTTCATCTGGAACATGGCCATGATTAATGTGAAGATCCACTGGCTTGGCGCGTTCTGTTGAACCGATCTGTTTCAAGACATCATTCAGGGTATTAGGCAAGATATTATCATAATATCCTTTCATACCTTCACCACCAAAACGTAAATCATCACCTTGAATAAATTTAACACCTTCTTCATTGGCTGGAGCATTTATTAATCTTTCTGCTGCATCTTTGCCAATATGTTTATGAAGCTCTTCAGCGGGAACAGAATCATTATAAATATTTTTACCATTAATGTCATATACATCGAGACGAGGCTCTTTTAAGTATGGATCCATCTTGTGGGTAATACGATCTGCTACCTTGCTTAAATTATAACGATCAGCCTGTTGAGCTCCGTTGGTCCAAGTCAAGAAGTCGTGACCCTCATCGGCGGCTTGGTGTAGCGCATGTTTAAGCCCTAAGCCAGTCCAGTCATTGGTGTCTGTAACGTAGGGACCTTTTGTAACGCCATCACCAAAACCTTCTGTGCGGCCTGTTTGACCCCAATCAGATTGAACCTCTTCAAGGTGTAAAGCTTTTCTATTATCTGCCGTTGGACGTTCGTTGGTACGAATGTGAACCGCCACATCAGGTTCTTCCCAATGGTTAGATTGAAACCGAGCAGGACCTTCACCTAAATATTGAGGTGATTGTTTGGCTGCCGCTTCAGAAGACCATGTGCGAGCCACGCCGGATGGGGTCTTTAGTATATTGCCATTGGCATCTAAAAGATTTTTAAACCCCGGAAATTGAGGATCATCTACAATTTCAAGAGGTTGACGCGGTAGTTTTGTTTGGACAAGTGTCTCTTTATAATTACGACCGCCAGGCATCTGCCAGTCATGGAATTTTGTTTCTGAACTATTTTTAACAACAGGATTTATGTCGTGTGATGATTTATTGATATAGTTTTGAATGTCTGTTTTAGATGCTTTAGGTTGAGATTTCAACCAATTAGTAAAGTCGATAGCCTCGGCTTCTTTTTTAGCGCTCTTAGGAGCATTAGCCCCAAGCCAAGACGCCCATTGAGCTCCGGGCATTGTATCCATTTTATGTCCAGCAATTGCATTACCTAACGCCGAAAAAAGTTTAACAGCGCCCCCCGGAGCGTAGTGTTGAACTTGACCACCTTTAGCAAACCCTTCTTTTTGAAGGTACTTTAAAAACTCTTCAGTGACTGGCTGTGTTGGGGTGCCACGAATCCAATCGTAGGTACCCATCTCTGGTTTGACATTATTTTTTATTTTTTGATCAATTTTACCTTTTACAAAATCGCGCATACCAATCTCGCCCGGTACAGGAGCAAATTGTACGTTAAGGTCTTTACCACCTAAAATGTATGGGTATCCACCATGGATGTCTGGATTATGAGTGACAGTGTTATCTAAGGTAAATAGGCGGTTACCAATAACACCGGTAGGTTGTCCAATAAACGCAGGATCTGTGTAGTGGCTTAAAATATCATCATATGGGACAATGCGGCCTTTAGTGGGGCCTCCAACACCTATACCCCCAATTACATCACCAGCGAGGCGACGTTTATCAAATGTATTGGCCACATCTAAAAATCTAGGGTCTGTGATGTCAACTGATTTATCAAATAGGTTACCTTTGACGTCAGAAGACAAGCGAGCGTTCATCTTTTTAAGTTGCTCTGGGGATAGCTTGCCTTCTCTGGCTGCCGCCATAAAGGCATCCCACAACTCCCCTATTACCATCGGGTTAGAAGATAATTGTTCAGGGGCGCCTACATAATTAGTCCAAATGAGTCCTCCATTGGGATCGCGCTTATTAGCGTTTACCATTAATGTTGCAGGCTCTGGTTTACCTACACCCCATACCGCATTAGCGGCGGCATGTTCTGGGTCTGTATGCTGTAAGCCAGGAAACCCAGGGCCGCCTTTTTGACCTTTACCTACAATGGTACGATCAGATTGAGTGGTAGCCACATTTTTACCCACGGCACCTACATCACCGAGGGCCTCAGAGAACTTTTTTAATACAGGTTTTGCTAACTCCGCTACCTGTTGTACTTGTTTACCGCCGGCGTAATGGCCAATAAGGCCCCCAGCTGCTTTTTTATCTTCCTCGGCCACTTGGTTAGCGAGCCACTCTAAGGCGCCACTGGCAGCAACTGCAGGCAATCTATATTTAGCAAATCTTTCGGGGACTGCCATACCAACGGCACCTGCGCCAGAACCTGCAGCATTGAGGTACCCAGCTATCTTGTTGCGTATTGTCGGATCGCTCTTAGCTAGGCGATTATAAGCTTCCATTGCATTTGAGCCCATACCATACCCACCAGCAACCTTACCACCAAACTGTGTCGCTGGGTGTTCGCCAGCTGCCGCCATGCCAGCTTTTACTTTAGCTATAGGTGGACGTTTTGCAGGCCCAGCTTTTTTAATTTCTTGTGCGGTTCGTGGAGAGATAGCAATCCCTCCCGGAGTCACTTCCCCACCAGCAAAAGGGCCGCCAGGTTGTACAATAGATGCAAGTCTATTGTTAGTTTCCATGCCAGCCTTGTTCATCTGTGTGCCAGGAGCTGCAACACCTGTCTCAGCTAGGTTCCAATTTCTGGCGCCACTACCTTGAACTGCTTGAGGACCGCCAGGGACATCAATGTGCCTAGCAACGTTCTTTGCCGTTGGCACCATCTTAGTAATTTGATTTGTAGCACCGGTGGCAATAGGGATAGCTGCACCTAAGGCACCACCGACAACTGGAGAACTTTGTTCGGCACCAGCAATGGCGTTAGCTTGATCTGCTAATTTAGCTTCATAGTCTTTAAAGGCTTCAATCTCAGCCTCAGTAAAATCTTTAGGCGCTTGAGAGGCTTCGTAAGCTTTAAAAGCTTCGATCTGTTCTGGGGTAAAATCAGCCATGTTCGTTACCTTTTTGTTGACTTTTCTTCCATTGGTCGTATCCAGGTGGAGGAGTTATCTTATCCCCAGGTTTAGGCATGTTGTAATTGCCTGCCTTATCGGCAAATGCAACAATTTGGGTCTTGTAATTGTTTTTAAGCGTCTCATATTCTGGAGACAACTCAAATTGGCGATAAGATGTATTTGGATTCTTACGTTCCCAATTCTTCATCGCCTTGCCAACTGCGTCATCGTAGTTAGAACGCATCTCACCCCCACGTTAGCATGTCGCGTAACGCAGCTGGAGAGTTCTTAATGTTACCTGTCATGTCGGCAACAAGTCTACGCTCGTTATCAGACACAGACCCTTGGCCTTTTAATACTACCTTGGCTTTATTTAATTGTAACTCAGCAAACTTTTGAGCGGCTTTTTGAGCGGCCACAATGTCAGATTCTTGCGCCCCTGGCATAGCTTTACGAATAGCGTCATCAACCGAACTAACATGGGTGTACCCAGCGCCCGGCGTATTGATGCCTTCGCTAATTGCCGTACCTAATGCAGATAACACTGTTGGGTGTTGTAACACACCAAAAGCTTTTGGATTGTTAGTGATAATGTTTCTAATGTATTTTGAGTTAGCTAAGTCTTCCGGTGCATTCTCCGCAGCTTGGATAGCAGCCGCGTGCTTGGCTGCAAACTCTTGGCCGGTTTTAGTTTGCTCACCTTGGTTTAAAGCTTTTTGAGCCTCTTGTTGTTGTTTGAACTCTGTGTACCCTTGAGGTGCTTCGGTAGGAGCCGCTGCAGCGGGTGTCTTTACTTCCGGAGTAGTTTTTTGTCCAACATAAGGTAAAAACTTATCAGCATTTTTACCGGACTCAAATTTAATGCGAGCTGCTGTTAATGCATTAATTGCTTCCGGAGTATTTGGCACTGTGCTATCAGGATTTAATTTAATACCGGCTTTAGATAACTCTTGTTTAACAAAGTTAACGTAGTTTGGCGGTTGTTTAGCGGGATCTCCACTAGCCCAAACACCTGTCATGTTTTCAACAGTTGTAGGAACACCTTTCATCGGACCTTCACCAGCTAAATATCTAGCTGTCAAATCAGCAGTTGCCTTAACGCCTTCTTGTGGAGTGTCATATCGGATAAATCCAGTTTTACCTTTAATACCGCCAGGGTTGTTGCCATCTGCAGCAACTCCTTTAAACTCACCTTGACCCGCTGGCAATACTGTAGGTTTTGTATCGGCAACTGAGGTAACTGCGGACTTACCGGTCTGAATAGCTTGTTCTACAGGCACGTTAGCTCGTTTTGAATACTCTAAAGGAGTCATCATGACTTCTTTGCCATCGATAAAGTATAATTTTTGCGTGTTAGCATCAGCGCTATTAGCAAATTTAACTGGCTCTAATTCTTTACTATGTCCTGATTTTGTAGCCTCAACGGCTAAACTATTTGATAGATCTTGAGCTTTTTCTGCATGCTTTTCAGCCCAAGTGTCGATCACTTTTTGACGTGATGCGTAGTCCACCTGACCCAATGCAGAAGCCCTAATTTCAGGAGGTAAGTCATTAAATCTAAAAGTTTGACCGGATGATGTGCTAACCACCGGAGAGCTTGGTTGACCTTGACCCTGAACAGGCGCTGTTTGACCTTGATCTAATGTAGGAGCAGCTTGAGTAGTTGGCTGACCATTCATTAATTTTTCATTAGATTTAACGTAGGCTTCGTGTTGAGCTTGAGCGGCTTTATATTGAGCCATTTGCATTTGCATTTCAAATGTCTCTTTGGCTTTCTCTTGAGCGTCTTTTTGAGCTTGTCTAAACACGTCAGGATGGTACAATGCCGTAGAAGCATCGTACAACGCGTCACCAATTCCAGCTAAAGTGGATTTAGGTTTGGTTCTTTGGTTAATGAAGTCTTGCATTTTAGCAAGAATTTCTGCGGAGTTTGTTGGGTCCAATGCAACCTTAGATCCCTTAGGTCCCGGCATTGTAACAAAATCAGTCGGTGAAAGTTCTTTTTTTGGAGACGGAACGTCTAAAGGGGAGACAACCTCCCCAGGTAAAATACTGCTCGCTAGTACATCTAATCCAGCCATTTGTTTATATTCCTATTAATTACTATTATGGTCCAAAAATATCATCCCAAATACTTGAATTATAAATTTTATCCCAAATGTCGCCAAGCCCAGGAGTATTAACACTTCCATCAGGATTTGTCGTGCTTCCAGAATAAGCTTTACCTAAAGCGCCCAATATAGCTAGTGGGGATTGATGTGTTGTTTCGTCTACCGTACCAGGGGCTTTGACGTTAGATAGTAGTGTGGCAAGTGCTCCGGAAGCTTTCATTGGATCCGCTTGTTCAATAGCACCCACATCCATTTCGGACTTAATACCTTGCTCGCCAGAGTTACTTAATCCTGTTGCAGCATTTACGCCAGTTTGTTGGTTAGTCAATGCGGCTTGCATTTGTTTAGAAAATAAATCAGCTTGAGCGCTAGTTAGTGCAGTGTCTGCCGCTGTGAGATTACGTAAGCTACCAAACCCACCGCCAGCAATTGCGCCAGCGTCTGCTGGTGCCACTGTTTGTGGAATTAAAGAGCGAAGTTGATCATTTTGAGCTGAAAAAAGGCCACCTAATGCAGTGCCGGTGTTAGGTTTAACTTGACCTGTGACAGGGTCTGTGATCCAAGGATTTGCTGCACCTGTAGCAATGGTGTTAAGCGACCCTTGAGCCGCTGTAAAAGGGTTTTTATTTGGATCGTTAAGTTGGTCAATTGCCAGACCGGCGGTTGTGTCGCCAATCTTTGGCATGTTTGCCGCAGCTGCGGTACCACCACTAACAACACTTTTTTGAGCCTCATCAAACCAAGAGGGGAGGGTTGTGGTCTTGGATACCGTCGAGGCGGTTAAGTCATCTAACGCAGACATTAAGCAGTTCCTTTATCTGATAAATATTCTAAAGGGCTAAGACTGTCAGGCGGTAATTCATCTGGTCCATTGGAGTGTTTGTGTTCGCGAACAGATGCCAAAAATTGATCTAGTAAATCGGCACCGCTATCAGAATCGCCGTTACCTAAGCCGGATACGACATCAGCTGGGATAACAAATTCCCCGGTTGCTAACATGGCTGGAACGCTATCAGACGTGCCATCGCCGTCGCCTTTAACGTATGTGTTTTCCATTCCACCTTCGCTGTAGAATTCAGGAACGTGTTCACCGCCCTCGGCATATCCGCCTTCAGCCATGAACCTAGGAGCTTGATTGGTTGTTGAGCCCATAGCACTTGAAGACATGTTAGGGGAGAAGTCAAATAAAGGTGATCCACCGCCGCCAATAACGTCTGCTGTTAAGTTAACAAACCCTGGGTTAAATGCTGCATTATTGCTTCCTCCAGTGTTTGTGTTTTTACCACCACCTCCACCGCCATTACCACCACCTCCACCGCCGTTACCACCACCTCCACCGCCGTTACCACCACCTCCACCGCCGCCGCCAGCATCGTCGCCGCCAAAGAAGTCGTCGATTCCAGGTAAGAAGTCATCGACACCTAATAAATCCGTAATACCTAAGTCATCGACACCTAATAGGTCGCTGACACCAGGGATCCAGTCATCGATGCCTAAGATATCTGTGACACCGGGGATCCAATCATCTACACCTAATATGTCTGTGACACCTGGGAGAAAATCTCCTCCGGGAATAAAATCTGTCATATCTAATCCAATGCTATCGTGTATATTTTTTCAAAATGAGATGCGCCAAGTCTTTCAAGAAGTCTACCAAAATCATAGTTTGGTTTGACACCCATCATAAGTCTTTGAACGCCACGTTCTTTTAATTTATTAATTGACCACTTGATTAGTTTATATCCAAGAAGCCCTTTTCGGTACTCCGGCACAACATAAATCAACGTCGAGTTTGCCGTTAGGCTTGTCTTATAGTGGATGTGATAGTGCAACATCCAAAGTGTGTATCCTACTAATTTTCCATTATCTCGAATGGTGCACACCTCTAACTTGTCTGCTTCGGCTAGTCTAAAGTATGCCTTATAGTTTACATCAAGAGAAATTTGTTTATCTTGAAGCACAACTTCATTATTGTGCTCGGCAAATATTTCCTTGCCGTCCTGTATAAATTTGGCAAATGGCTCTGTCTGGAAGGTTATCATCTATGTATACTAATGCAAAAATGAACGATTTATCGCCCATTAATTTTTAGGTTTGCCATTAACTATTAATACAAACTCGCTTGCCCAGTCTTGCCAAGATGCAAACTTCCCCGGATCAGGTACAGGAAATACTGAAAATGCAGGCAGTTGAGCCATATTTTTAGCAGTAAGCTGCCACTCCTCTTCTGAGGTATATGGAATGGGTTCTTGACCATAGTACATGATCAAGTTACCATTAAAGTTTTCCCAAGAAGAGTGGGCAGGTAAGAAGGGAAAACTAGGTTGAAAATTATTAGCCATTAAGGTCTTTCATCACCAAGTTCAGCGGTAACTAATATTCTGCCCATCTCGTAATTACCGTCAATGGCGTTTGATTCAAATAACAATGATACCTCGCGATGTTCAACTCGTAAATCAATTTTTTCGGTATCAGGAGTAAAGGTGTAGGGTCCAGAATTTTCTTGAGTTCCTCTAGCAAATTTACGCCCAGATACTGTTAAATCCATGGGGCCTGTTTGCACAAAATCTGGCTCAATTCGACGCAAGTGCATGCGTCGATTGATCCCAACGCTGGTATCTTCTGAAGGTGTTCCCCCAACCCAGCTAATATCACAAGTTTTAAAGGCTGAATAAACTGCTGTTTCATAATTTGCAGTTACCTTATTTACTCCAATTTCATGTTGCCAAAGAGCGTAGCCACCTTTTACGTTGTAAATTAGTGAGCCCGCTGGTAGAGGCACTGGAGTAGCAGGGAATATTACAGGGTTAGCCATGGAAGTTAACGTTGTGATCTTTGTCACCCCTGGATTACCAATTGCTGTTGTAGTAATGTATTGACTGTCCACAATTTGAAAAACTTCAGTAGACGTTAAAGATTTAGATATGTATTGACCTGGACTAAATACCGTTGTTACATCCCCTCTAATATACACTTGATATATGGTAGCTGCCGATTGTCCTGGAGGAGTAGCTAGAACGGTATACGGCACGCTGTATGTTGATTTATAGTTCCAATCACTCCAAATAGGTGTTGGAAATACTTCGGTAGTAAATCCACTTGAACGTTGAGCCCCTTCGGCTTGTCCAGCATCATACCAAAGTTTATCTTTTACGTTATAAACGATAGCATCGGTGCACTCTAGTGAAGTGCCACGAGGATAGAAGAACCAGATCTCATTGTACCTTGGGACTTTAGTAGCCCAAACCTTTTGACGTTGGAAGTAGTTTAAATTGTTAAATAGCCAGTTAACATTTTTATCATTGGCTAGTACTTGAACCACACCATTGTAAGCGTAGAATCTATCAACACCCATCCAATAGTACACACCATCCATTTCAACAACTGCACTAGACGACATGATTGAGATTTGACTTGAGACAACATCATATTGCCAATATTGAGGAGGGTTATTAACAAATGAGACGCGAACTAAACTGTCTGTAGCCCAGAATAATCCTGACGGTGAATTTGTACCACCGCGGACAGTCATCCCTTTTACAATCTTGCCAGTCGCCACGTTAGTTTGGTTGGCTGTAGGTCCGTTCCAATTGGTAAAACTTTGTTCCGGATAGATGGAACTTACGTGGTTATTTGCAATAAACCCATTGGACCCATACACAAAAATAAAAGGAGGGAGAACACAAACACCGCCGTCAACTTGAATAGGTTTGTATGTTGGGGCTGTGCCATCGGAGTCGGCCAATACATTAAATGTCCAAGAGTTACTAACGTTTGAAGTGGTAGATCCAAAAAATACAGGGGACTCCACGCCGTTATCTACGTTGTTTAAGTTAAGTCCTGGGTGAGTTATTAAATTTAATGCTCCGCCCAATGGTTCATATTGGTAATCAAACTGCCATAGTAACCTAGGATCGGGATTAAATTTTACGTCTGCTAAGTACGCAGTAGTGACGGTTCCAGAAAGCGCCGGAGTAAAATTTACAGTAGTGTTAGGCGTTGCAAAGGTTGAAGACGTAACAGTGTAAACCGTTGGGTTAGCGCTTTTAGTAAACACAACCTTGGTGCCGGCAGGATACATTCCTGTTCGTCCAGTTGTTGTGGATCCCCCAGTGACGGTAAATGACCCAGTAGTATTTGCTGTGATAGCAATTGGAGCGTAGCCCACATTAAAAATTGCTGAATACGGACCGTTACCTACCGCAATATTTTGATCGGTAGTGAAAATATCTAAATTATTATTTGTTCCCGAAAAAATATAATTTAACCCGTTGTACGAGTTCATAATCATACCGCGAGAAATTCCACTAAATGATGCTGCTATTTGAGAATAGCCTCCCATTTTTTTAGGGACTCCGCGTTGGAATCGGCACCACACACCATCGCTGAATTCTCTAGCTTCAAACACTGTTCCATCGCGTTTAATTCCAGGTTGAACGCTTAGGGTGTATATTTGATTATACTGGTCTTGTGCCATTTAGAACGTTCCGCCAGGGATCAATTTAGCATTAAATGTGGCTGGTGTTGAAATTACAGGGAGTGAAGTGTTGGTATTATCGATATTTAACATTAACGTACTGTTAACTGAAAATCCTAGTTTACTTGTACCTTGTAAGTACATACCTGTATGTGTGTCATTTAAAAATGAGTATGTAGGTGTAGCTGCAGTTCCATCACCCGCATAAAAAATAGAGAGTGTGGATTGAGTTAAGATGTAAATGTTTCCGGCGTCCGTTAAAATAGTAACAATTTGCCCGTTAGATAAACTCAATGGGGGTGCAGTACTTCCTGAAACTTGGAACGTAATGTTATATGCTGTGGCATTCGTATCATTAACTAACACATACAGTTGAGTAATGGCTGGAAGAGTTACCGCCAAAGTTTGTGTCCTAGTTCCAGATAAAGACACGTAAGTTTGAATAATTGGCGCATAGGACACCAAGCTTAATGTATTTGGGATGATACTATCCACGTCATATGTTGCCGCAGAAAATGAAACGTTTACTGGAGTTGCCCAACCCACAGTGTAGAAATTTCCCGCAGCTGCTTGATAAAAAATAAACCCTGAGTCTCCTGGGTTTATTGCAATAGATCCTAATCCATTGATCAAAGCCGTGTTAGTAGTTTGGATTGTAAGCGTACCTGTCCCACCATTTCTAAACGAAATGTACCAACCAGTGGAAAGAGAAAGGGTATTTGGGAGAGTAAAAGTGCCAGCGCCTCCCGTCCAAACATAAGTGGCGGCCCGACTACTGTCCGCAATAGTGGGCGTAGAATTGGTTGTAATAACGTTTCCTGTAGTGGCTAACTTACCTGCAAGGGTCGTAGTTAGTCCGTTTCCAGCTAACGCTGCCGCATCTGCTGAAGATGTCCCGGCGCCAAAGGTTACATTCTTCCAAACGCCCGCCTCTGTAGAATTGTTTGTTAAGTAGAAGTAGATGGAAATTCCGGGGTTGATAATTACCGCTCCGGTGCCAGAAAAATTAACTACCGCAAATGCTACAGAACCTGTGTTTCTGATAAGAATATCGGTACCAACGGATCCTTGGTTACCTTGAGGTAAGATAATATTAAGGCTTGCTGTTGATGTTGAGCAATCCATAATACGTGCTGCAGGAACTTGCGTTGGATTAACAACCGCAGGCCAATACAATTGGGTCGATGTCGTAAATGACAAAGAGTAATAGGATACGTCTGTTGGTTCAACAACGGTACCCGTAAATGGTGAGGTGTATGTGGTTGCCATGTATTAAGGTTCCTGAATTGTAGAGTTTCTATCGAGGCGGCGAGCACTGTCCTCTTTCTTAAGCGCGACTAATGAATCATCATAGTATTGCTTCCAAATTGGCAGCTTGTCAAGCGCTTTTAAATATCCTTGAGCTTGAAGTAAGGCTCCAAAAAGCATTGCTTGAGGGCACTCTCTAGTAAATAGGTTCTGTTGGTTTGTGGTATCAAGTGGTTGAATTTCACTGTAGTAAATAATTTCAACGGGATAATCTTGGTCCGGCTTAGGGGCAAACGCCCAGTTATTATAATCATACTCGGCATAATACAAAGGCTTGCCGTTATCAGATTCAGACTGGTACATTGACACATAGTCTTGACTGCGCATTAAAATAGGCTGACCATTAACTTTCATAGACACCGTCTTGCGCCACCTTGCCGGTTTTGATAGCACAACTTGATTAACTGACAATGTTGTTTCTACAACGGTTAGTTGCAAGTAAGTTTTAAGTTCTGCAGCAATTGCAGACTCCGCTAATCCAATTAAACTAGGAATTTGCGCAACGAACTGTGCGTCGTCACGCTCCATGTAATTGATAATATCTTGGATTAGATTATCATATGTTTGTTGATATGCGCCGCTCATGCTACCTCGTGTATGGTGCTATGTTAGGTTGGAAGTAGATAGGAGACTTATCACGATCTTCTTCTTCAGCTTGGGTTCTTAGCTCTAGAGCTATTTGTTTCAAGTATGTTACTCTGTTTAAATCTACGTTGGGCAACTGCAGCGCCAGTCTGTGAGACAATTCAGCTTGAATGTATGCCACCCAACGATCTGGTAAATATAACTCATTAGTCAAACTACCTACGTCTTGAGGTTGTAATTCAAGAATAAACTGGAATATTTGGTAATTATCATTAGGCACCGGCCAGAAGTAAATTTCAGGATCAATCTGACGATTAAACCAGTACTGTAAAGAACGGTTTCCAGGAAATTGCTTGTTTGGTAGATTAAAATAATCTGTTCTATTTAATCTAGCCAATGGGATAACTTGTTGACTTTGAGCAAATTGAATTGCACGAATAGAAAACGTTGATGTTGTATTTCGGTTTTTTAAACGGTAGTAGTAAAATGCTTGGGTCGATGTAATGGTTAAATACTTCCACTCTTGATCTGCCAAAGTGGTAGATTCAAATGCTTGCCAGAATACCCAATTAACGCCGTCGTTACTGACCTCTAAATCTAACTCATACGTAGTCAATCCAACGGGTGAGTACGCATTAAACCCAACGTAGAACAATCTAGTTTGTTGTTGGAACTGAGCGCCAAAATAATTTTTGGCAAGTGTTGATGTGGCGTTAAATGTTAAACTAGCGTTAACAGACTGATCAAATAAAACTGAAGCGTTTACGTTGTCGGTAGGAAGGGCCGTTGCAATTTGAGGGTTAACGGCATATATCCAATTGGCTTCCAATATGTCAACCACGTTGCGTGGCATCTTCATAAATTGTTGGAATGCCTTAGGTCCCAACACTTCAATCTTTTGCAACCACAAATTAATTCCGCGGTTAGCGGAATTTTGTAGAATGTAAAATAATGATTGCTTACCAGCGTTGATATACTCCGGCGTGATCTCTTCTGCAGCCTTACCAGCGTCGCGGTAGGCGTATGAAATTAATTGATCAACCGTAATGTTGGTTGCATTGTACGTTCCGGAGTATGCCATTATTTCTTCTTAGGAGCTTTTTTAGGTAAGTTCTTTGGGGCTGGGCCCTTAACAAATTCTTTGCCTACTTTTTTAGGGATACCGAGAGTACTTTCACCCTCGGCTGCCGCGTACATCGCTTTCTGTTGTGCCTTAGATTTAACCGGCATATTAAAATATTCTTCCACCACGTTTTACGTTTGGAATAGCACTTACAATACCAAATGGGTTAGACCCGGGCATTGAATTAATTGGTGGTGGTGGAGTGACCATTGGAGGTGTCACTGGAGGTGTCACTGGAGGTGTCACTGGAGGTGTCACTGGAGGTGTCACTGGAGGTGTCACTGGAGGTGTCACTGGAGGTGTCACTGGAGGTGTCACTGGAGGTGTCACTGGAGGTCTAGTTTTTATTCTGCGAGCTTCACGTTCTGCTTCACGTTCTGCTTTGCGAACTCCACGTTCTGGTGAGTTGTTTCTTCCGGAAAAATTAGAAAACATATCCGCATATTTTTGAACCAAAGGGTTATTCATTATTGCGGGGTTGATAGCCATTCCGCCGTCGGCGAATTTTCTAGGACCTTGACCCATTGCAAGTAATTTTTTTAACATTCCTGAGTTTTGGCCTTGGTCCATACCCCGACCCTTACCCCGACCCATACCTTGGCCCATACCTTGGCCCATACCTCGACCCATGCCTCGACCCATGCCTCGACCCATGCCTCTTTCGGCATCTGAGATAGCACCTTGACCCTGTATTAAGTTAGCCGCATCATTAAGGTCTAAAGCTCCGCCGTCAGCCATTTTTTTAGGTTTTGCGGCGGCCTTAGTTTTCACTGGAGTTGTTTCTTTTTTAACTTTAGTGGCTTTGATTTTCTTGATGTCGGCCTTGTCGCCAGCATCTTTTTTCATTCCAATAGCGCCACCATTTTTACATTTTTTATCTGTGCTAGTAGCGCCACCTTTGGCAAACTTCTTAACTGTGCCTACTGCTTTTTTAGAGCGACCGCCTTGTTTAAGTTTTAGTTCGGTCTTCTCACCTGGGTGTTCTTGTTTGTCGTGTTGGCCAATAGCTTTTTTAATTAAAGCTTTATCTTGGGCAAGGTCGGTCTTACCGCCTTCTTTCATTTTGCCGCCGCCACATTTTTTTGTGACACCGCCACTGCATTTTTCTTCTACTGCCTTAGACACGCTGCCGCCTGCCTTCATTTTTACCATTGGTTTAAAGCCGTCCATTATATTATCCTCGAGGTTATTTATGTGGGATGATCAATTCCCTTAGTTTTACTAATGCATATTTAAAGGGATTTACGCCCCTTATTTCTTTAGTGTTAGGTACATGCGCTCACCAATGACAAAGGACATACAAGCCCCACTTAGGTCGAGCATCATGAGCGTAATTGATTCAGCAATACCAGGGGTGAATACGGCAGCGATAGTGGCAAGCCATATAATTAAGATAGCAATGTATCTGAATGATGATCGCATGTCAGTCACCCAGCGGCTAGGTTCGCCACTTGGTTTATCGATCTCAGCAAGCGCTTGCAAGCGGGCTGTCTCGGCCTCCATTAACTTAATACGCTCGTCAACGTTTTGTGGGGTGCCACCAGCGCCGCCAGAGAACTTAGCAAAAAGCCCACGGACACCGTCCGCAAGTGTTGGCAATATTGCTGGAAATATAAGACTAGCTAAACCACTAAACATAGTAACTCCCTATAAAGTTTTGCCGGATTGAAAATCAGCAAGTGTTAGACCGTTTGTATATTGGCAATGTGCCAGTTCTTTAAACTTAACCCAGCGTCCGGCCCACTGAAGACCGACACCCTCTGCAATCTCTCCACATTTGGTAAATAAGGCTGTGTCGTTCCATTGGGCTTTACCGTTAACAATAGGACAAAAATCAAAAGCAACGCGCCAGTTGTGAAAACTTTGGCCTGCTTTTGCGTTAGTTACCTTTTTCCCAGGCAAAGTGCGACCTTGCGCGTAGAGCGCGTTTTGACTCTCAGCATCGCGATATGTTGATGTGATGATGACGTCTATACCCTTGGCTTTACATTGATTAATAAACTCGCTACACATGGCGGCAACCTTAGGGTTTAGATCTGATAGGCTGCGTGAGTTTACCATTACTTATCTGCCTTGTGGTCTATCCGATCAAACAGTTTATTTAACATGGCCTCTAATTTATCAAACCTTGCCTCCATGTCGTCTTTGCGAACGTAGTTGGTTGGCAAATTGACCTCTAAGCTTTTCATGTCAGCTTTTAGGTTTTGAACCGCGTCCCAGAGTTCTCGGCCTAGCCACCCTATTAAAACAGCCAACAGACCGCCGATGGTGTTGATGATGTCCTGGTTTTCCATGCTTAATTCCTATGGTAATATTTGTAAATCGTTAATAAATTTTATGCCGGGTAATTCTAATTTTTTACAACCACTGGTATTTAAATTGACTACAAGAAGAAAACAACTTTTAGCTTTTGTGTTCTTTTTATAATTAATTGAACATCCGATAACTAAATTCCCATCTACAAAATCTAAACCTCTTAAAAAAGTGCTATCTGGGTCTACTAATTTTACTTTTTGTACATTTAAAGTGCTTAATTCAATTGCGATCAATTCGCCGGTCTCTGTAGAGAGCGTATAAAGCACGTTCTCTACGATGGTGATACCATGACAAGCCTTTCCAACGCTAATCAGTATTTGGGGGGTTAGCGTGCGTTTATCGAACAATCCTATGTCTGATGCCACAATTCCTCGGTTATGACGCACAAAATATATGTCATCGTTATGGTTGTATATTGTATTGATATGCCGAGTATCTAACTGGTTCGCATACGCAGGACTAAATTGCTGATCATAAATTTTCATGTAATTGAGACTGAGCTGTTGGTGTTGATCAGGCTTATATATCCCAACGGTATCAATTGCGGAATTACATGTGTACAGCGTGTCTCCATCTTTTAAAATTTGATGGGTGTTTATCCAAAGTGGTACTTTAATTAATTTATTAAATTCATAGTCCGATTTATTAAACTGACCAATCCGATCGTTTGACGATATGTATATTGAATCTTCATCTTGAGCAATACCAAAGGGCCTGAATGTTGGTCTTCCAGAATCTTTTAAATGCTTGCAATCTAACTCGGCCGTTATACCTTGACGGTGAATTGTGGCTTCACTATTTAAATCGTAAATAATAAAATCATTAATATCCGTTGTAATAATTATTTGACTCATTCGACCTCCAAAATAAAGTTAATAACAACTCGTCTTTTGTGGTGCTTAGGAACACACGATCTATGGTATGTTTTTGAGTCGAACCAAATGCAGTTACCTTTAACTGGAGGAGACGTCATTCTAACTGTTTGTTTGTCGTCTTCGTATACAACTGTGTCGCCATCTGAGTCTGTAACATAGTACACAAAGGATACGTACTTTCCTTCTCTATCTAAATCTACGTCTGTGTGGATAAGATTATCTAAAGACTCTGGATCGTGCGCAATGTTAGGGATTAAATTAGCTTTAATCCGAACAACCCGTTTGACTTTAACTCCGGTCTTTTCTACAAAATTACCAATGATCATGTTTACTAGATTGTAATGTTTAGACCAAATTTTTCTGGCCAACAAAAACACATGCGTCATTTGAAAGATATCTTTATCTGGAGTCTTTGAAATAATGTTTTCACAATTCCAATTCCAGGGGAAAGTCTTTCCCATTATTATTTTATGTACTGTGTCCTCAAGTTCTTGAGGAAGTAATTTTTCAATAATCATACGATTATCCTTTGCATTAGTATGTCATATACTAATGCAAATTATGGTACATTATTTTCTTCCCAGCCCAACCAATACCCATCTTGTTCCCAAACATAATTCTGATCAACAGTATTAGGAAAGGACGTATTAATGTATTTTGCAAATTCCGCTGGGCTCCAACTTCCTAATGAAATTATAACAGTACCGTTTAATTTTAATGTGTATGCCATTATTTACCCTTTATGCGTTTTTAAAATCAAATATTGAAGACTGATTATTTGTTGAAGCGGACCAACTATTTGTAACGCTTGTTGTTGATTGACTTGAGTTTGGAACTCTATAAGCTATCTGTAAATTTACCTCTGAAAATGTTGTCCCCGTGTATAACTCTGCTATCTCTGTATAGCCTGTTGGTGGAGTGGCACTTAAATCAGTTCCTACTGATGCTGCTGAGTAATATATAATTCCATCGTTTATGGCATCAAACGGAGTGACCGAAACAGCAAGACCTGATGAATTTGCGGATGTGGCTGTTGCATATGTATTATACGCTGCATTCCTTAATACCACGCAAGCTGCCACTAATCCACGGGCCGTTGCCTGTGTTACTCCATAAGTTGAAGGTTCGCTTTCTGCAGTTCGATACGCAACGTGCATTGTGTTATCGGCAGTAGCATTATACGTATTAACTACTGTTGTCCACCCACTATCTGTTAAAGTTTGCGCTTGGTCAGATCCCGATGCAATAAACATAACTATCAAATCACCAGCATTATATACCGTTGGTGCGGGTACATTGTGTGTTGTTGAAGTTGATACCGCCGAGTATGTTGAAACCGAAATATATTGCATTGATTTGTTAAATGATGCAACAGCAATAGAGCTTGTTGCCGCTGTGCCTGTTACGCTATAAGTTGTTCCAGTGGCTGCTGTTGTTGGAAAAGTATTACCTGAGTATACTCTTTGAGTTATGTCAAATACCCCATTAGTATCTTGTGTAGTAAATCCAGCAGTTGTAATTGAATCTGTGTTAAATCTATTTTGAATACCAATAACTGCACCTCCAGATACTGTGTCAATTGTTGTAGATATAGTTGAACCTGAGCCTGTAGCTGAATTTGAATTGTATGTGGTGACAGTTCCCCATCCTATTAAACTATATATAACAACAAAGCAACCATTGGATGCGCCACTTCCAGTGACAACAATATTAGCGGTAGTTCCACTTGCTACGTCTATTCTAAATAATGCAGTATTTGATGCAGAGTTTGTACCAACAATACTTGTCATGGCATTGCCGCCAAGTGTTACTGATGATACTGTTCGCGCAGAACCAGAATTGAGCATGACTCCAACCACAATGACTCTATCAGCTGCTGCAGTTCCAATACTGGCCCCAGTAAACGTATAAGATGTTGCACTAACGTTATCTAAAACATTTCCAATATAGGATAATTTTTTTGTAGAAGTGTTCTGAATAATATTTCCTGCAGCTCTTAGCATATGTCCTAACATTATGCTACTCCGACCAATGCGCCATAGACTTGTGTTCCAACTTTCCACAATTCAATAATAGTGATTGCGGTAGTTGATAATGTTGGGGCAGTTCCTGGAGCTGAAGCACCAACCCATTTAACGCCAGATGTACCAAAAGTAGTATCTGTCCAAGTTAGCGTGAATGATCCCGCGGTGACCATTAATGTGACAGATTGGCCTGCTGTAAAGCTTGTAGCTTTAGGGGTTCTGTTTGCACCAAGAGTAATTGTTTGAATACCACCATTTGCTGGGTTAATTTCAAAAGCCGCAGCATCTGTAATTGCAAAGATGGTTTCTTTAGTGCCTGTTAATGTCTTGTTTGTAAGTGAAACGGTTCCTGTATCTGTAACAAAACCGCCCGAACCATTGGCTGCTACGCCCAATGCTGTAACTACGCCTGCACCTGTAGTGGTAGTTGAAGGTGCCGTTCCAGCGCCTCCGCCAATTACTAACGCACTTGCTGCCAGTGCTGCTGATGAGGCCCATGTTGATGCACTTGAGAAGTACGGGATGCCTCCTGATGTACCTGCAATAGTGAACGCAGGCGTTGATGTTGAGGTTGCAACAGATACAATGCCTCCCGTCCAAGATACAGAAGTGACAGTTCCTGATGCTGCAGATGTCCATGTTGGTGACGCGCTAGGACCTCCTGAAGTTAACACCTGTCCTGAAGTTCCATATGATGGTGCTGTTGATGATCCTAGACCAATCTTTGAATTAAAAATTGTATCGCCGGCAAAGTAGTTAGTTGCCGTGCCGCCGGCGTAATAGTTCCATCGACCCGTGCCTGAAGGGATATTAGATAGAAACCCGATGTTGTTTGTTGCGCCAATCAATGATGCGTCTGCAGTGTGGCCAACTTGAGTGGTTACTGTGGATCCTGCACCAAAGGTGCCCTGAACGGCAACATAGTGATACAGGGTACCAAGGGTAAATGATGCCGCTGCCGTCTTGGCAAAACTGTCATACAGGGCTGCTAAGGTAGTTACATCTGACTGAATGACACCTTCTGATACGACACCATAAGATGATACCGCGCCTGTAATATTTTGCTTGACTGTTAAGTTTTGGCCTGTTGTTGCAGTACCGCCTAGCGTGATCTTACCCGCGGTATCTTTGTAGATCTGGCCGGAACCAATGTTTATTAAGCTGGTACTACCTGTTATGGCCCCGTTGAATGTGGTGTCACCACCGAAGTAGTTGGGTGCCGTGCCGTTAGCATAGAAGTTCCAACGGTTTGTACCTGACGCAATGTTTCCATAGAATCCAAAGTTATTGGTGCCGCCTGTTAGTGTAGAGTCCGCTAAGAAACCTACCTGTGTGGTTACTGTAGAGCCGGCTCCAAAGGGTCCTTGAACAGCATCAAAGTGAGCTAATAATGGTAGAGTGAATGAGGCCGCTGCCGTTTTAGCGTATGATTCATACAAGACCGCTAACGTGGTTACATCTGACTGAATTACGCCTTCTGATACTAAACCAAAAGATGACACTGCGCCGGTGATGTTTTGTTTGACTGTTAAATTCTGTCCAGTTGTTGTCGTGCCACCGAGGGTAACTTTACCTGCGGCGTCTTTGTAAATTTGACCTGAGCCGATGTTCACAATGCCTGTCCCACCAGTTAACGTCCCGGTGTATGCTAAGTTAACAAAGGATCCTGATGAAGTACCTTTAGTTGCAATAATTTGCACCACGCCGTTGTTATCTTTGTAATAAAGATTACCGTCGGTAATGTTAATTGCCAACTCACCATTGACTAAATTAGCAGCCAGGGGCGCCGTGGCGGTGGTTGCTGTGTAGTATAGTGATACCGGAGTAAAGCCTGTTTGTGCCATTATGCGTCCTCTGCGTCAGAAAAGTCTTTAGCCTTTAATGCCAAATACACGGCTTCACGAGTTGCATCTTTGATGTATTCATCGCCTGTAAATGTTAGGTTCTGCCATGCAACTGGATTGTGATTCTCATCACGCACTTCTTTGCTTACATAGCCATTGATAACTACTTCAAGTGATTTATTCTTAAAGTCTTCTGCAATAGAAAAAATATTCCAATAAGTTGCATCAATTCCAAATGCTGTGTTTACTGCTTTTAATAGTGCCATATTATCCTACCTTCCAATTTGTGCCATCATAATAAACAGGTACTTTTACTGCTCCACCGCCAACAACAGTTGCACCAAAAGTCGGAGCTGAAGCATTGCTTACAAAGTTTCTATCCCCTGCAATAGCATCTACACCTGTTGGCAAATTTGCAACTGTAACAGGTGTTTGTGAAAAACTTGTTCCAAATGTAGTAATGCCATTTAAGAAAATAAAAGCAGTCAATGGTCTTGCTGAATTTCCTATAAAAATATTAGTTGTTGAGCCTACAGCGCCATTTGTGCCTATAAAAATATTTTTAGCTGTTCCGTTTAGCGTAGCACCTGAACCTATATTAATTTGTTGTGCGCCAGTAGATTGCCCAAAAATTAATGTGCCACCACCAGCAGTATTTCCTATAGAAATGTTAGTTAAAAATGTGCCCCCTGTGCCTATATTAACTGTTTTATTAGATGCTGTATTAACACCTGTGGCAATGTTAACTGTCTGTGTTCCTGTGCTTCTACCTAATGTAATTGTGCCTGCACCACTTGTACCACCAATTGTGAGTGAACCTGTGGTTTGTGTTCCATCAACAACTTGGTTAATTGTTCCGTCACCACTTAATCTTAATCCATTTGCTGTTGAATCTTCAATTGAGCCTTGAAATGAACCAATTACTGTACCTTTTAATCTTGTAGTTGTAATATTACCATCGCCAATAGTAACTGTATTGCTACCAAAGCCATCAACTGCATTGCCAATTACAATTTCATTTGATGCATCTGTTATTGATTTAGGTGTATTTGTTCCAATATAAACATTGTTAGAACCTGTGCCTGTGCTTGATGCTGAATTTGAGCCAATTGCAATATTGTTGTTACCTGTTGTCAAGCCTGAAATGCTATTATAACCAATACAAATATTGTCATCGCCTTGTGTAATGCCCAATCCTGCACTATGTCCTATAGCAGTATTTTTATTTGCTGGATTAATTGTTCCTGCGGCAGTAGTTAAAGCATTATGCCCTATAGCAGTATTATATTGTCCTCGTGCTGTTGAAGTAAGGGCATAGTCACCAATAGCAAGATTGTCAATGCCTATTGTAATTGATGAAAGAACACCAGCACCAAAACCAAGATTTGTAGATGCTGAAACTGCACCACGACCAAGCGTTGCATCAATGACTGTTATGTCTGTAGCAAATGTTGGGTTGCTGTTTAATACAACACTACCTGTGCCTGTAACGCCATAAGATGTTCCCCATGCGCTACCTGTTGAATTTGGGATGCCTGCGGATGGATATACTTGTGCAGGAATGCTTGACCATGTGCTATCACCACGCAAATAGGTTGTGCTTGATGGCGTGCCAGTTGCGTTAATATCTGCAACAGGAATTGTTGCACTTGCTGTCATTGCTGTAGTGCCTGTGCCTTTAACATATCCAGTTAAAGTCGTTGCGCCAGTGCCACCACGATTGACTTGCACAGTTGCGCCATTCCATGTGGCTGATGTAATTGAACCAGCATAATCAAAAGTATTAGTTGACCATGAAACATTTGATGGTGTTATGTCGTGCCTATCCCAAGAGCCAGCCGCAATTGCATTTGATTGTAATTTAACTAAAACATAACCACCGCTTGGAACAGACACAATTAATGTGTTTGAATTATTGTTTACAGTTATTGCACCGCTAGTTTGATTGTTGTCAAATTGAAATATTGCGCCATTTGCTAAAGTAGTTGCGTCAGGCAATTTAATTGTTTGCCCGCCTGAACCAGTAATTGAATAAAATCTAGGGGATGATGCTGTCAATGTAATTGGTGTGCTTGCGGCTTGATATACAAATCCCTCATCTACAGCATTGACTGAAATGTTTTGATTTGCATCACGCAATACGGCTGAATTTGCACCAGTAGAAGTAATGCTAATTGCTGGTGATGTGCCGCCTGATGAAACAATTGGGGCTGTGCCTGTAACGCCTATAACTGTTCCTGCATTTGGTGTTACCCAAGTCGTGTTGTAATCAGTTGCATTTACTTTAGATAACACTTGACCAGTCGTGCCGCCTGCCGCTACGCCTGCGCCTGTGGCTCCTGTAGGCCCCGTTGGTCCAGTTGCGCCCGTCGGTCCTGTGTTACCTTGAATACCTTGATCGCCGCGTGGGATGGCAAAGTTAAAGACTGCGGCCGATGAAGATCCGACGTTGGTGACGTTTGCGTTAGTTCCAGGTGATCCTGTTATAATTGAGCCTACTGCAATAGTTGCCGCCGATCCAGGGGATCCTGTGGCGCCGGTTGCTCCTGTGGCGCCGGTTGCTCCTGTGGCGCCAGTTGCGCCCGTAGCGCCCACAACAGTGCCCACATTGGTGGTGAACCCGAGTGAATTGGTTAATAGTAACTGACCGGATCCATTAATAGATGCCGATATGTATCCCGGAATTGGGCCTGCAGAAGAGGTAGTTCCGTCTGAATAGTTAAATATTAAGTTGTTGCTTGAGTTAAAATTTACACTGGTAATTAATTTACCAGGCGAGATGGCGTTCGCAATCTGACTCACTTGCGTTTGTTTTGTGACGCCGTTTTGAACAACTACAGTTAGCTCATTACCAGTGATGGTATTGGCGACGGGTAATTGGGATATTGGTTGATCAGCCATTATTTTTCTTTATGTGTAAGTAAAGAGATTAGCACCTTGGCCAACTCCGTAAGTTGTCGATATTTCAATAACGGCAGGTCCTACAGCGCCCGGTGGGGTTGTTACTACAATGTTTCTATCGTTTAATACGATGACGCTCGATACCGGAACGTTATTAAATGTTACACCCATTGTGGTTGTTAAATACAATCCAGTGATTGTTACAATGGTTCCTCCGACGCGTGTTGCAACATTTGGTGATACACCTAGTACACTAGGTGCCATTCCTGTAGCCGGTGGAGGGCTAGGAGGTGCTGGGTGAGGCACGTTGCCAAACTGCGCGACCGGCCCAGTGATCAAATCTCCCTGAGCTCCTGAATACGGCGGGATCCCCTCAATAAATAATGAGTTCCCATTTTGCGTTTGAACCTGTAAGCTATCCACTGCAATACTGACGTCTGGACGTGGAAAGCGTAGCGAGATGTTTTCTGTCTTAATGGCTGGTAGGCGCCAAGGATCAAACTGATCTACGTCATCCTTACACACACGCATGCCAGGGAAGTTAGGGTCCGGCATCAATTCATTATACGGAAACTTTCTGCTGCAGCGATCACAGATCCCCACAGACAGCACATTGTTTCCTCTAGTGTCTAAATAGACTGGCATTTAATCCTTGTGATCGTTGTAAATATCAGCAAATATGTTGATGAATACGGTGTTGTCTTCTAGTGCTTCTATTTCGTGCCATTCTGTTTCTTTTAGGTTTACAGGCTGTGTGGTTTTGTCCATCACAAGCTCTTTGTTTTCTTTGCGAATTATAACAGAACCTGCTGTACAAAACGATGCATGAGCATAAATGTGGCTGTGTTTAGGCAATCCCTCACCCTTGTTAACGTGGAATACGTTAATTCTCGCACCATCATAGGTAAACGAGTGGGCTGGAGGTACGTTCTTTATCATAGCTCTTGTGTACCTGTTGTTTTAGGTTGTACTGGGGCTGTAGTTAAAACAGGAGTTTGTTTTGCTGTTGCTAAAAATTCGTCTTTTAATGCTTGGTTTTTAGCAAGGGCGTCTGTTTTAGATGTAAACTTTTCATGGGTTGCTGTGGCACCAATAAATACTAGATAGGTGCCATCTTCGGGAGATTCATCTGTAACAGCTTCCCATTGCTCACCAGGGTTTAAATTAATAATATGAGTAACTTTAAATCTACCAGCATTTCTTACCATAATTGCTGATTCAAGTTCAATGATTCTTGCATTAGCCTCAGATTCTAAATCAAAATATTCCGCCATCCCAGCGCCATACCCTACTACATGACCTGCAGGGAACCCACCGCCAGGACCACTTCCGTTTCCTGCTGTCTCTCCGTTAGATGTTTGTGTCCAAATACTATCTGCGCTTCCGTTTCCACCGTTTCCTGCACCTACATACAGACTATTATTACCTAAACCACCGCCGCCACCGCTGCCAAGAATACCATTTCCTGCATAAGTATATTGAGTCGCTCCATTACCACCTTGATTAAATGATGAATATCCGCCATCACCACCAAAACCAGAATCCGCACAACCTGACCCTGACCCTGCACCTCCTGAGCTACCTGCACCACCACCACCGCCATTGGCAATATTGCCTAGATTGTTACTGCTACCATCACTAGAGCCTCCAAACCCACCAACACTGTAAGGTCCAGGAGCACCGCCGCCACCGCCAAATCCATATAATACCGTGCTATTGGAAGATGCACTCCCTCCAAGCGTACCACTGCGTCTGACATCTCCTGTAGATTGAGCTGCCCCACCACCAGCACCACGTAAATAGCCTGAAGGAGCTACTCCAGGAGCAGCTCTAACTCCTGCAACTCCAGATGAAGAAGCTACAGGGGCAAAGTTTGTGTTACTAAACCAAGTGGTTCCACCTGACGTTGGAGACGCACTACTTGTTCCGCCCGCACCTACATTATAGTAAAGCGTTGTAACTCCAGCGGTCCATCCTGTAGTGTCCATAGTAGTTGATTTAACATATGCTCCACTACCTGCACCGCCACTTTTACTACTGCCAACGCCCGCACCGCCGCCACCGCCAAGAGCTTCTACTGATAAAAATGAAACATAATCACTAGGTAGCGTGAATGTACTTCCTGACTTTAAAAATATAACTTTAGTTGCCACTATTATCTACCTCTGTAATTATTTTCCATGTAGCCTTATCCCAATTAAAACCATCAGGGATTTCTACAAGTTTACATCCAGCTGGTGGAATATCAGTCACTTCAGCAATAATAAAATTAACTTGCGTGTTAGTTTTTAAGTCAATGACAGCACATCTAGCCATTTTAAGCGATACCTGCTTGGATGACTGTTAGTGTTGCTGTGCCTGAGCCTGAGTTGACTAGCACTTTAATTGCCGCTACTGGAAAGGCGTAGTTACCGTCTTGGCTTGCTGTTTTTGCTGCTACTGTTGGGTGGTCAAACCATGTTGGGCTTGCTGTTGTCCAAGGGTTGTCAAATGTGTGTTGGACTGTATAGTTCACGGTGCCTGATACGACAACGCCAAAACCCACGTTATACGGGGTTGAGTCCAAATTCATTGGGATAATGGTACTTGATCCCGTGCCGGATATTGATACGATTTGTTGACGCATAATTAATTTTCCTTTATGTTAAAAGAGGCGGGATGTCCCGCCCCTAATTAATTATGAGTTTGTGTAGTTAGATCCGTAGGCCGTGATTGAACCGTCAACGTTACGTGGTGTGTAAGGCACAGCAAATGTTGCGTTGAATGATCCGGTAATCGCAGACACTGTTGCTTGGCTAAATTGAAGCTCAACGTCTAACACACCAACGTTAGCTAAGATGGCTGCTGACGCTGTAGTTGCTGCAAATGAGCCATAAATAAGGCCGCCGCTTGTTGTTGGTGTTAATGTGCCTAACGCTGTAGTTGTTACCGCGCCTGTTGATGGGTTTGTTACCAATGCGTTTACAGTAATTACGCCGCCTGTCAATGCTGACGGTGCAGTTGTTTGATACATGTAGATGTCATGGATAATAGATCCCGCTGGCAAGATAAAAGGTGTCGCAACTGTTTGGCCGATCTCTTTAATTGGCAAAACTACTGCACCTGATGTTGTTGCTGATACTGCGGTAACTAATGATGCGTCTTGTGTACACATTGCTGCGCCGGTGTTGTCTGGAGCGATTACGCCGTTGTTTGTTGGGTTGTTACGTTTGAAAATACGAATTGGGCTGGTAAATGTTGATGACATGATTGATTCCTTATCTTAGTGGTTATCTTATATTGTCTCTAAGTCGTCGTACCGGGAAGTTTCGGTAGTCAATACAAGATGTATCTTCCTATGTTTACTAATGCATAAATTAAGTTATTGGCGCCCTTAAATCAAATACTAAATGCCACCTATCTGTGTCTCCATTGTTCTCAACCCAATGCTCTGTTTGGTGAGGATACAACCACAGTTCACCCTCCTTCATGTTAACTGCATCATTAGGAGAGTACGATATCACCTGGTCGTTAGTTTTAATAGGGATGTGGTATCTGTCAAATTGAGAGGCATATGGGCCATTGTCTACGTGTTTTTTGATTGACCCCCCGGCTTTTAAGTTAGCAACTATTATTCTACCAATTTCCGATGGTTTAAGTAGTTTTACAACCTGCCTCACTATCTGAATGCATCCAGGCAAATTATCTTTAGCAAATTGTGAATTCATACACTCTAATGAGTTTTTTAATCCCTCAGGAGAAAAATCTGCAGGCCCTCTAATATACACTGATTCAGTATCAGAGTGCGCTGAATTTGGAATATTCTGACGTATCTGTATTCTCTTCCAAACTTCCGGATTATTAAGAAGTTCGGTTTGAGCTTCAGATACGTTTAAATCTTTTAATAGTAGTTTGTGCATAGTGTTCCTAGTATAACAAAAAAGCCCACCAAAGTGGGCTTTTTTGCATTAAGTTTCCTTAATTAATTACAGACCTGAAGTACCGTAGATGTTACGAGCATCATGCCAACCTGTAGCATAACGTTCTGTAGCTTTATAACGCATTGAGTCAGTCTCGAAGTCACCTTCCATAGATTTCTCCATTGGGCGGCGCATAACTAACATCAAACCGTTTTCAGCATCAGTTTGTACCCACCAAGCTTTGCTTGAGCTCAAACGTGTTACCACGTGTGTGCCTTTTGGCAACATGCCTGTTGATTTGATTGGGTTCAAATCGTTATCAGCTGTACCTGAACGCAACACAGATTTCAAGATAACTTCAGCTTGGAATTCTAGTGCTGGTGGAACAACCAATTGTTCAGCTTTAAGACGAATACGTTTGCCGTTGTTGTCAACTGCTGAACGAATTTGAATTAACATTTGCTCTACAGATGTTTGTGACAATGAAGCCGCTGTAGATAGTTGGTTAGAGTAAGAACCGCCGTTAGCGATTGGGTGAGCTGTGTTGATCAAAGTAACGCCATCACCACCTACGTAACCTGAAGTGAACGCGAAGTTCAACAAGTTAGCACATAGTGTTTCTTTAGTTTCAATCATAGATTGAGCTAAGTGTTTAGCGAATGTTGAGCCGATACGGATGTGATCGCCGTCTTCCATCAAAACTTTGGTCAAAGCGTAAGCCAAGCCATAGATTTGGTAGATGAAACGTGTGATGTACAAAGTACCACCTTGGTCGTAGCTTACTGGAGTGCCGTCAGGCATTGCAGGAGCTGCGTTCATACCAAACAACATTACTTCTTCATGATAGTTACGTGGAATACCTTGGATCTGTTCTACAAACCCTTTCCACTCGTCGTCACGTTGTTCATAAACACCGTCAAAGACTTCGTTGATAATCGGTTCGACTACCGCACGAAAGTCTGTACTACGCATTGGAGTTGCCATTGCTATTTCCTTTCGTTAATTAATTAAACCGATACCTTAGGAGCAACAAAACTGTTGTTCGCTATAGTAACTTGAAGAATTGTGTATGCATCACCCCATTGGTTCGTAGAACCTGCTGGGAATGCTGCTTCACGGCCTAGACCTACTACGCGCACTTGACCTTGTGTGCCTGAAGTATTCTTAGCTGATGCAAGTGCTGCTTGGCTAAAGCCAGCGCCACCGTTACCAATAGAATACCCAACTGCTGGAGTGTTTGTAGCGTCAAAATCGAACTCAGAACCTAATGCTGCAGAAGTAACTGATCCATTAGCTTGAGCTTCGTACACGATAGCTGGGTCTTGGAAGATCCAGAAAATGATTTGTGTAGATGCATCCAATGTTAATTTTGAAGCCCATTTAGCTACAGAACGACGACCTTGTGAGTCTGTGAATTCTACGCCATCAAATACGCCATAAATTGGAGAAGTTGCTGCAGCTGCAGCAGCGACTGTTAATTGACCTGAAGAGTTTAAGCCTACTGGTTGGTACTGGTAAAATGCAGCGCCAGATCCCAAAGAGTAAGGTGCACTATAACCGGTTGCTGGAGTGAATGTGTTAGTACCTACAAATGGTACTGCACGATCCAATCCGCTTGGATGATAGGCAGGCTTCAGACCAAAGGGTTGATATACGGTTGCCATATTATATTTCCTTTGTTATTATTGAAGTTGTTATTGAAAACGAATATTTTTCGTTGCCTTGTTAGCTTCTCTTTCCATTTCCAAAATGCCACCTTCCAATATAGATCTGCCGCCTTTGCGATCTTGAGCAGTGTCCCGAACCTGAGCCGTAATATTACGTTGGTGCTCAAGGGGATCTTCAAGATGAAGCATGCGCATCACTTCTTGGTAGACGTCTTCTGGTAACTTGAAGAGAACCATTTCATTGCAACTAATACAGCCTTCAAACTTGCCCGAGCTCATCTTACCTAGTCCTTCAAAGCCTTTACCTAATTCTGCGGCTTTAACTGGTTCATAACCCAACGCCATGCGTTTGTCGATACTGTCATATGAGTTGGTGGTACTCAACCAACACAAGTGCATTCCAGGTATTGTTCCTACCGGAATGTCAGGCAGTGCACTATTTTGCCATTTGTCTCTAAACGCATCAAGGCGTTCACGACGTGCTACATCATCAGGATCCGCAACCATAGAACGCTCAATTACTTCTTGTGCACGTTCTGCCATGCGATCATCTAAATCTCGTTTAATTCTAGTATTAGCCATTATAATTATCCTTTGTTAGCGCGGTCATACGATGCGTATGCGCGGATCATCTTGTTTCGTTTATCTACATCATCCCATGAGCCAGCGTCTTTAATCGCTTGAACACGTTCGCGACTTAGCGTGATTGTGTTTGGTTTTGTGCTCACTGACGAATTAGCAACTCGGCTTGATGCTGTTGGATTAGCACGTCGTTGAGTTGTGTTACCACCTTTTGCTGTGTAGCGGTGTGGTAAACGCGCAGATAATCGATTATCAAGTTCATCCCAATACTCAGGATCTGCTGGATCCCAACCGTCAGAAACTAACTCTTGGTCAATTACTTTTGCAATTCTACTGTCTGTATCTCTTGCTTCTGGATCGTACCATGAATTACGGCGAACCCACTTGTTGGCGTTCTGTTGGATTTCTTGTGCCGTAGGGTTAGGTACGTTTTGTTTTGGGCGTTTTGCCGCTTCCAGTTGATTCTTTTTAAAGTGTTGGATTTGTTGAACACGCTGTTTAGCGTCTGTCAACTGTTCCAAATATTCTACTTGGGCCGCAGCGTCCCCTGTTTGGGCTGCTTGCAACATCTTCATCTTGGCGTACTCTACACGAGTAACTTCGTCTTCTAACGTCTTGTCAATTTGAGCTAATCTAAATGATGCAGCTCCGCTTTCAAGATTTGCTAATCGTTTAGCTAATTCTTCGTTACGACGCTCTAGGGATGAAATTTTATGTTTTGCTGAAGCGTCACGTTGTTTTGTTAGCTCTTTTTTAAGCCTACGTTCTTCTCGACGGGCTTCACGAATTTTTTCACGTTCGTCTTCGGAGTCATCCGAGTTATCGTCATTATCACCTTGGCCGTCGTCGTCTTGGTCGTCGTTATCACCAAGGTCTTCTGTTTCTACTTCTACTTCTGAATCAAATTCTTCTTGTGCACTTTCTTCAACCTTAGCTGAGACCGTGCCATCCTCATTTTCCTTAATAGGAACGTCTTTCTCGTTATCTGCCATTTTCTATCCTTTATACAAAGTTAATCAACAAACGCTTTCATACGTTGTGCGTGTTCAAAAGATTTTACTTTAGAAATAATCTCTCGAGCCTGCAACGTAATGAACACAACCGGAGCGCCTTCATCACCCGCATCAACTACATAGCGATCACCGCCATACTTAATTGTGCGAACTAGGTCACCTACCTGACACCAAGGTCCTTCGATCCATGATGATAAATCTTCTAAGTTTTTGTATGCTAACGGTCCAATTTGGATTACCTTAGCCACAGTCTCATTAAATTTAATGGTTTGCGTTGTCTCGTCTACTAGAATGATTCCACCTTTTGAGGTAGTTTTTTCGCGACGTAGCTGAACTAACACGCGATCACCTAGCACTTCAATGCCCGGCTCAACAATAGGAAAACATTCTAACTCTGAACGTAAATCTGGCTCGTCCTTAGCCTTTAAATCATATGCAGCCATCCGGCTTCACTCCTTGCACTATACAGTGCTAATATTGGTCTTCGTCATCCTCAGATAGTAGGGATTCAATAATCCCAAGTGCCTCGGACAACCCTTCTTTTTTACCCACAAAACGTTGATATGACTCAAAGTTATGGATATTCACTCCAGAGGCAATTGCCTCTGTTATGTCTTTGTCAGCGTTCTTCAAACGCTCAATTAATTCGGATACTAAGTCTTTCATATATGTACTAATACATACACTTAAAAGATTCCGCCCTAATTAATAAAAATTACCGCCTTTAATTTCATTTAGATTCTTATCTGGACCAACTTTAGATGGCTTAGTCATTTTATTTTGAGCTGCGCCTTTTTTCCAGTTGTTGTCTCGGTGCGAACCTGACGCGCCTTCTTCTACCTTTTGATCTGGACCACCAGCGTATCCTGGAGTACCTGTCATCTTGTATGCCTTACGAAATCCTAATTCTTTTTCCATGATTTTTCCTTATTTTTTAGCGGTTTTAGCGGACTCTTTAAATGCTTCTTTTGTTGGAGCACCCTTAGTTCCCGGTTTTCTCATTTTTTCGCCGGAACCAGCTTCGATCCTAGCGCGTTTTTTATTAATGTTTGCGTACAAGCCTTCTTTTGCCATTTTAACAGTCCCATGCTCTAAGCGATTTGTTAATTCTGCTGTTTGGATCTTTAGCAGTCTTTTCGCTTGTTAGTTTCTTCTTCATGCCTTCCATTCTAGAACAGAATGACTTTTTACGACCTGCGTCTTTCTCTGTTTTAGGTTTTGGTGCTGGCGCCTTTAATCCTGGTTTGTCTGGATTAGCTTTATTGTAACTTGCACGTCCTTTAGCGTTCAACCCACCCTCTGGATCTTTGCCTTCTTTACGTTGCCATGCTGCTGATTTAGCCAAGGATATCTCCTTCCGGTGGTTGTTGCATCATTTGTTGTTGTTGATCCATTGCTGCTTGTTGTTGCAATCCAGCTTGGTGCTCTTGATCTTGCTGTTGGCTAAACATTTCCATTTGATGTTGACGTGCTTGTTGTTCAGCCTCTTGCATGTGTTGTGCTTGCATTTGAGCTTGTTGCGCCTCAAAATCAAACATTTTTTGTTGCACGTCTATACCATGTTGACGTAAGTCGGCATCCGCTTCTTGTGTTGCCAATAATGCCGTTTGATCTTGCTTGTGTTGCAATGCCATTTGGTCGGCTGTCAACGTTGCGTTGGCACTAATCATAGCAATACGCTCTTTAGCTGAGTTATTGAGGTCGGCCATAGCAATTTGAGTTGCATTTTGGTTGGCATCAAGTTTAACTTGCGTGTCGTACTTGGTTTGCAAGTCTTGCATTTTTTGTTGCAATTCTGCCACTTTAAGTTGATACTCTTGTTGTTTTTCTGCCACTTCTTGTTGCATTCTAGCTTGAGATTCTGCTGCTTTACGTTCAGTCTCAGCCATTTGGGTCTTCAACAACACTTGTGCGGTCGGATCTGAATTCATAACATTTTGCTGATGTGACTGTTGCATTTTTTGTACTTGCTGCGCCAATGCGTTAATTTGCTGCATGTACTGCTGCATTGTGTTTTGAGAATCTTCTGCTACCAATTGAGACGCTAAAGCAATTGCTTGTTGTGCTTCAATATCTAGTGGTTTTTCTTCATGCAAACTAAACACATCTTCGCCTCCAGAGGCTTCTGCCACATACGCACGCATAGATTGCAAGTAGTGCAACGTCAAATGTTGCTTGATGTGCTCTAATGCATTTGGTGCAAATGTCGGTCCAATTAGCGGGCTTGCTCCATACGCTGGATTCTCTGCATACTCCAAGTGGACCTTGATGTGTGCTAGGTGGTCTTGATCTGGGTAAGCTGACGCCGGACGCCCCATGGTCATTGCCACGTTTTCAAGCGCTGGGTTAGATTCTGTTGCCCCTTTAGGATTTGGTAAAATTTCATCAATAGATGCAATTTTTAATTGTTTTAATACGCGATTATATGTTGCACGTAAGTCAAACATTCCAGGGGGTGCTGTTGAGGCCATCTGTAGAATCGCTTGATTCTGTGCTAGACGCTGCGTCTCAGAGAAAATGTTAGGGTCTGATACTGGGCGCACGTCGTTGTTGTACGCAAAGTCGCGGATTTCAATCTCTTCACCTGATTGATTGTCCATCTCGTCTAGGTACCAATGGTTTAACCTAGAGATGATTGCTAACGATTTAGCTTGACTACGATGTAATCGTCCATGAATGGCTGAGAATACTTTAGCACCTTGCTCAATCAACGCCTGTGTTGTGCCTACCGGCATGTTGTTGTTAGCTTCACCAATTTTTTCTTCTGCCGTTGTTACTACACCTTTGGCCGCGTCAGTTAACCAACCTAGTAGGTTGAATAATACTGATGATGGTGGATTGAACGGCATTGGCATTGCAATTTTGCGGATGTCATCAACGCCTGGTGCGCCTTCTATCTCTACTACTTGCGTCGGCTCAATTCGATCACTCTGTCCACCAATGCGTCCACCTTTGAGTTTAAGCATTGTCTGACTGTTATTAATGTGCGCCGCGTCCATAAGAGAGCGTAGAGAGCCAGTAAGAGCGGCAGACAGACCGCCAATGAGATGAGGAAGGCCAATAGCATAGGCACCGCGCCAAGGGATAAACTTAAATTCAACATACCAATCCAATTTTGTGAGTTTGTCATCGTTGGCTTCCCAGTTACGGTATAGTGCTAAAACATCACCACTTGACTCATCAATAGTCATAATGTATGGTGCACGTTTTCCCTCAGTGACCGGGTCGTCTTTTAGACGCATGAAACAGGTAATTTCATAAATACGACGTAATCCGTCGATATTTTTAGAAGGTAGGTCTTTACCTTCAATTTTGTTGTTGGCTTTTTCAGATCGTGTTTGGTCGTCCAATGACGCATCTGATGTGTACGTGTCATCAAGGTCACGGTAAATGCCTTGTTCAATACGTTGTAAGTACGTGTCTTCGGTGATGTCTTGAACTTCAGTCACGCGAGACGTTGTGTAGAAGTTAGTAGATGAGTACGGTAGCAAGATGTTATCAATCGGCACCCACTCACATGTCGGACGCTTTTGTTCCGAGTCGTAGCGCCATTTTAAGAACTGCGAACCGCCTAGTGGTAGCTGAGTGAGCAATTGCTCCATCTCGTCGCGGTACTCAGGCACTTGTTCTGATAGCTGCCAGTTGAGGAAGTTAACCTTGCGGTCTGCAGTTGCCTCTTTAACTTTATTGGCTTCACCCTTGATGTTTGATTTAACAATGCCGTCGGGTGGCAATAATTCACGGGCTGATGAGGCAGCGAAGTCAACGCAGGACTCTGCCATGACAGGGTGAACGACTTTGGACGCGCCATCAAACGTTGCGCCGCCAGGTGCATCTTTGCCTAGACCAGTGCGACGTAAGCCCTCTTCGTACTGCTTGTCACGTTGTTCTCGAGACTCGCGGTCAATATCGATGTACTCTAAGTACTCGTCCGCAAGTGAAAATAGTGTGTCTTCATCTAACGATTCTGCTAAGTTTTCGTAAAACTCGGGATCTTTACTAGGACCCTTTCTTTCTTGGAAGTTGACAATGACTGAGCCATCTTCCAATTCAATAACTTCTTGCTCGACCTCTTCGTGGTCCATCCCTAAGATGTCAGCTATTTGTTCTGTCTCTTCGTCTTGTTGCGTGGCGTCTTTAATTTCTTCATCTTGCTGGTCTAATGACGCAAGATTTCCACCGAGTTGCAAAGGGATTTTTGGATTTGCCATATTATTTCTTTTTGCCTAGGTTAAATAGGTATTTAGATAGGGGGGCAGATATCTTGTCGTGTATGACATCTTGTTCTGGCTCTTCGTTTACTGTTCCGGCGTCAACGCCTCCAGATCCAAGTATCAAAGACAATAGTGTGTAAGGGATGCTCACCATTGACGCTGCGGTGTCTGCTAACCCGACGCCATGTTCGGCGGCCTTGTTGGGGTCTCTACTCATTGCTGCGTCGTATAATCCTTTAGCTTCAGGGTACATAAACAATCCATTGATTCCGGCGTTTACCTTGCCGCCAATGCCAAATTTCTGTGGCTCTTGCCCATGGGCGATCATCATTGCTATCATTTGTTCTGGCGTGATTCTATTTTCACCGCCGTTTGCAAATTCTGGCGTTACGCCGGACTCTTCAAATAGCATCTGCTGCGGGGTCTTTAGCATTCCAGGTGACTGGGTTGGCGTGGCTCCCGATGTCTCTAGCATCATTTGATACGGTGTTTTTAAGATGTCCATGTTTGGCTTATAGGGTAATGACTAATCTTACTAATGCAAAATACTCTCATGTTCCGCCCTATTGAGTGTACGGGTTGACAAATTTCTTTCTATTGTCGTCGGCATATGAATAATCGCGTGCCGGTAAATAATCTAGCTGGATCCAACCTGAGTCGCGTAATACACGCAGTGCTTGTGACAGTGAGTCAACGTAGTCATCATGTCCACCAGCTTCTGGGAACGAACACACCTGCCTAAGAAAACGTTTCGCCCAGTCAGCAAAGTCTTTCTTTTGCACTGCATCTTCAGGTATCCAGACCTTGCCTTTTGCAACCAGTGGTGCTACAATGTTAAGACGCTGAACTTTGTCTGCGCGGCCCGGGTTGTACCCACGTACCTCGATGCCTGAACTTTGTAGCTCTTGGATCAATGAGATACCTGCCGACTTGTCTTCCATGAGTACTAGGTCAGCCTTGCGCCCCTTGCCAAACTCGTTGTCTGCGCCGTACACTACCTCTTTGAAGTCATCAATCACCTTACGTCGCAATTCAGGGTATGCCAAGTGCGCATCCCAGGCGTCAAGCAAGATGACACCCGTGTCTGAGTCCTCTTGTTCAAAGATGCCCCAGATGGTGCACGCCGTCGGGTCGTTCATTGTCTTTTCGCTGGTGGCAGGATCGTATGAGGCAATCACATACTCAAGCACGGGCGTTGGTTTGTTTGCTGGCCACATGCGAAACTGCTTGCGCTTGATAATACCAGCTTGTTCTGGATCCAAGATCTCGCCGTAGATCTCTTGGCGACCAAGGTCTGTGCCGTCGTAAGACTCTAGCTGTTTGAAGAACGTGGCTGATAGGTTGTCTTTGTTGTCATATGATGACGCGTTGACCACGTACACGTCGCCGCCTACTGTCCCCTCGTTCAGGTCGACAATGAGTTCCTTTGGTTTAGGTGTTGTGGTGATAATCTGCTGAACACGCGGTATGCGCGGGTCTTTAAGACGCAGCGTAAACTGCACACCGTCGTATGCTTCATCTAAGTAATCGAACGCACAGAGCTCATCGAACCAGGCGCCGTGGTATTGCTTACCCCGGTAACGTTCTGGCTCGGACGCTGGGATTCCCTGAATAATAGACCCGTTGGTGAGTGTGATTTCAAAGAGTGACTTGTTATAGTCGCGAATGAGTGACTTAGGGATGATGTTCATGAGCCCAGAGTCACCTTCAAAACAAGTTGCGCGGATGTCGTTTGACGTTGGCGCCGTGACTAACCAGCGTGTGCCGGCGTATCGCCATGCTCGGATGCCGATCCAATGAGATGCGGTGTGGGTCTTGCCAGATCCCCGTCCTGCCAACATGAGGAACGTGTCATACTCTCCGTCTTCGGGTTCTTTTTGGTGGGGTAATGCCTGAAGTGCCCACTTGGTGCGCCAAATGAGCGCGTCTAGTTGATCTTTGGGCCAATGTTTTCGTGCTGTTGCGAACTTCTTTAGTTCTAGTTCTTGTTGGGCTGTTAGCATACGCTAATATATCCTTCTCCGGCTAGTATTGAGTTATCATCGCCTGTCGTCTCAATGTGAACCACCATTTGTCCAGGTAATGTACTAATTTGCTTGATGTATCTTCGTGCGTGGTGCACTTTTACTGGTTTTGACACCTGGTGTGGCACCAAGGTGTGTTTTGTTCTAAAACTTAACGTGTAATAACCATAGTGCGCGTCTTGTTTTACCCTTGTCCTGCACCCCAATGACTCAACGAGCCCTTGAATTTGCTGGATTGTTGGAAAGTCGCCTGTTGTTACCCTAAACCAGTCAGTTTTTTTGTCATACTGCCTAGGTTTTCCATTAATTAATCCGGAGAGAAGCTCAACACGCTCCTCTGGTGATGCCATTAAGTAATTTGTTGGGATCTTTGTTGGGATATTAGGTGCGAGTTGCCACTCAATGTTTGGCTCTTCGTAAAATCTTTGCAGTCCGCCACGAATTGCGTTGAGTTCTGTGGTCTTGTACCCTGCATCTTTAAATTTTTGGTAGATAAAGTCTTTGGCTTCTGCATTTGCCGTGAACGTCTTGTGGGATTTCCTATTAAAGAACCAGTACCCAAAGATAAATGGTGGGATGCCCGGTGTCTGTGCCGGAAATTGAATTGGCTTGGTGGTGGGGATCGAGAATTCTTTTCTGTCGTTCCTTCCAAGTAACCCGATCTCTTGTATCTCAGTTACACTTAGGAACTTAAGTGGTCGTTTGAATCCATTCTTCTTGACCATCTTGTATTCGTGCAATCGTTTTCTGTACTTCTCGTTCTCTGCCCTGAATGATAACCGCGCGTCTCCGCTGATTGTCAGGTAGTCATCAAACATTACCTCATAGCACTCTTCGGCGTGGTACTGTTGCACCAAGGTGACCTGTACCGGCTTACCGTCTTTGTCAAATACCCAGTCCCCCACTTCAATGTGGCGGGCGTACTTCCAATAATCCAAGGTTAATACGGATTGAGTTGCTGTGATTGCCATTAATATGTTCCAGACAAAATACTTTGTCTTTAATAAAACGCAAAATATTACAAGCAAACTGCGCACCCCGAAGGGTGCGTACCAAATTACTTGTTCATTACGTACATTGTTACTTCAAAGCCAAAACGCATTTCAGTAGCTGCTGGTGTTGTCCACATGATAGATCTCCAAGTTTAAAAATTGTTATGGGTATAAACTAATAGTTTACATCCATACTAATTCATAAACTAACCAATAGCTGGCTAAGTATTATCATGATTATACTAATGCACAAATTGGGCCGTTTCAGCCGTTGCCTATTTTTTAAGCAGATGTTAAGCAAATTTGTACCCCTTTGTATCCCTTTGCAAAAAGAAGTGGTACAAACCAATGTATTCATATACTTACAGACCAACAATGCGGGTTTGCGGCCGATTTGATGTTAGTGACCGCTAACCTGCAGACCCGCTTGTACCAAGGTTGAGTACCCCTTGTCACACTTGTCACCCTTCTTTTCTCTTTTTTATTTTAATTTAATAAAAATAAAAAGAAATAAAAAGGGAATAAAGTGAAAAGAAGTGTGACAAGTGTGACAAAATGATTAGGATCAATGCCTTACAAGCAAAGAAGTGTGACAATTTTTAAAAAAAAAATTTAAAGGGGTACAAATGCCAAAGTGAGTTGGGATATAAGAACTGGTTTTCTTTGGGGCCCCCAGCCCACCGGACCCGGATGGTACCTAAAAGGGGTGATGCGATATAGAAAAAGCCCCTTCACTGTACGCACGTACAATAACCACGACACCAGCATGGTTATCAGGCACGCACTGTACGATCGTACAAGCAGATCCGTAATGAGAAGCATTCGCATTTAGGTGGGGCGCTGGATTGGTAGGCTGACCTAAATGCGAATGCTTCTCATTAGCATTAAGGCACGCATCGCAATACCCACATCAGCATCATGGTTACTAGGTGACATACCCATGATGCTGATGTGGGTATTAGGTGGGTAAGGCGCATGCGAGGGTACTAAGATGGTGGATAGCGTAAAGATCTCTAAACATCGAGCAGTCGACTCCCCACTTCTGTGGATAACTCAGAGATACTTATCCACAATCCACCAACAAGATACCCACAGAACAATGCACAGCATATCCACAGGCATACCTTGATAGTGATATCAAGAATTATTAAAAGCGCTCAAATCGCTTTAAAATGCGTCCTAGAGGCATGTCAAATCGGTCAGCCTGTGGATAACTTGCAGTCTGCTATTGTTTGTCAGTTTGTCACAAAACATTCACAAAACATTCACATTCAAGATGAGCACAGACTGCTCACTGTGCTAATATATAGATGTAGTACTTATTAACCTATATAAAGGATTCAAACCATGAATAACACAGTATATGTAGACGGCAACGACTACCTCCCAATAGCGCTTAAAGACGTGAAAGCCGGCGAATTCGTCGTCCGTAAAGCCGGCGCTAAAACAGTATTCACTCGAGGCGATTATGATCGTGCCTCCAAGACATACGCTCTTGACGACTACAATGATCACTGCCGTCAAGTATTCTTAAAAGGCTCTACCATCGTTTACATCGGCTTTACATACTAGGAGGC